TTTAGCGGTTTCTTGATGGCATCCGTAACGCTCGCAAGATCGGCGTACTTGTTACGAAAGTGAGGGTTGGTGGAGTCCTTAGATGCTCCTTCAATTTGGGCGGTAGCTTTTACCAAAGCCTTCGCCAGGTTCTTAATTGTTTCCATAATTATTTTTTTTGGTTTTCAAAGATACAAAGAAAATTTAATTGTGCAACCTTTTTGAGAAAATTATTTTCGATAAGGTACGTAGGCGGTACGCTTTCCGACCTTGGTTGCTCTTAAAATCTGCTTACGGTTGTGGGTTGGTGAGTACGAAACGTGAACCCAGTCAGGCTCTTCCAAGGTGCCAAACTCCCAAATGATTTGGTCGAACTCTTCCAATTCACACGCTGAATCGAAAAGCATTTTGTTGGTTGCTGTTATCCCTTGCATATCGATCGCTTCACCTTTGCAATGTTGTGAAGACTTGCTCCCTCCAATGGCTCGGTTAAGTTCGGGCGATCGGTAGAAGGAAGAAACACGAATCGGTCCGAGTGCATCCCGCAATGGTTGAAAAATATTTTCAGCCGTTTCAATCATGGTTTCAATCGTGGCTTGGTTGGGTGTGTTATCAATCCCCAATCGAATAGCCGTGTTGCTTTTTGTCGCTTCTAGGAGCGTCAAGTTCTTGGTTAAGTTCATAATCCTTCAAAAAATTGGGTTAGCTTTCGTAATGTGTTACCATCCACCAAACCGCTAATGATCGCCTTGCGATAGGTTGGTGCGCTCACTGGTAATTCAAACACGGTAATGCCGTGCTTTTCTCTTAAATTCTCCCAACGTGTTGCGAGGGATTCTGAAATTAAGGGGGTAGCAGGTTTGCGCCCCCTTGTTAGTCCTTTAATTGTTCTCATAAGTAGTGAAAAATGATTGAGTAGTTTTCGTAATTTGCCACGTTCAATTTAAAACTGATTGCACAACCGCTACCGATTTGCTCGGTAAAACTTCCGTCAGTTGCTACAATATTTGAGTGGGTTAGTTCTGTTTGAATGATCATGTTCAAAAGTTCGGTTACGGACAAATCAAAGTTAGTACCTCGGTTATCCGCAACGTGCCATTTCAAACCCTTCCAAATTGCTTTGGCGTACTTGAATGCGTGGTGGCTCACTGGCTCGCATGGTACGTCTGTACGGTTGTGGCTAATCAGAATGTTCCATGCGCCTGATTCGTACCCTTCGCTCAACCTCATTTCAGGGAGCGTGTTTAGATTGATTGTTCTCATTTTGTTTTTGGTTTAATTATTTGTGCGTTATGGATGCGCACCCCCCGTTTTTTTTACCATTTTTTATTTTCTATTCCATATTCTGCACAAAATTTGTTTGTTTTTAAATCAGCAACTTCACATCCGAATTTACTATTTTGGTTAGTCCAGTAGCAATTTACAACCCAAGTATTTTTTAATACATCGTTATATCTGTTTACAAAGTTTTTGCCATCAAAATAAACACCATGTAAAAACATTGAATTTTCTGTTGTTTGTTCGATAATTGTTGTCATAATCTTGTTTTTTTTAGTTTGTTTCTCTTTGGTTTTACAAAGATACAAGCGAAAACTAATTATGCAAACTTTTTCAGAAAAAAAATGAAATTATTTTTTGAAGGCATAAAAAACCCTCCGTTTCCAGAGGGTCAAACCAAAAAAAAATCAGGAATGAAAACAACCTAACAAGTGCAAATATAGCAATTATTTGCCCTCATCAACTGTTATTTGTGAAATAGTTGTAATGATTGTGCCTGCGGTAATTAAGTAACCGCTCAAACTAACCAATGCCACGGGTAACGCTACGGGGGCAGTAGCCAATGCACCGCCAACAACACCCACGACAATACCAATAGTGCGTAACTTAGCAAAGAACGGAGGAGTGGGAGCCTTAATCCGTTCCATAACGTCCATTTCATTTGCCTTTTTCGGTAGTAGATTTTTCAAATTTTTCATTGCGTATAAATTTAGTTGCAAAAATTTCAGTTCCTTTGAGTCCTAAATAACCCATGATAAAAGCGATGCCGTACTCCGCATTCCCGCCTTCCATTCCCAACCCATCAACCACGATAGGCGTAAGGTAGTTAGCGGAAAACACACCGCTTGGGATGCTCACCAACGCCTTCTTCCACGAAAATTCCTTCTTTCCGATCATAACGAGCGAACCTGCAAAGCCTGCAAACGACAAGCCGAGGTTAATACCTAAATCATGTAGTAACTGCTTCATGGCTCTTTATTGATGTTGATTAAAACAATCCCATCTTCACTTTCCCACCACATCTTTTCGGGGTAATCTAATAAGTCTTCTTTACTATCAACTTCAAAGAATGGACTTTGAGGTTGGTCTGAATAATAGTATTTCATCTTAGGAGTATTTTCTAACGATTGTGTTGTACAAAGTAAATTCATCGGTTGTAGCTACACGAATCAAACCAATTGAAATTACGAATCCGCTATTGGTTAAGCTTGGAACGGTAGTGGTTGCTGCAGCTGTCGTTGGTGAGTTTTGCCACCAAATAATTGAAGTATCGGACAAAACCTTTCCGGTAATGGTAAAGTTCTGATGTCGGTTTCCTGTAATGTTACTTAAAATTTGAGCCCCTGCTGTATTTGTAACCCTCAAAACGATTGTACTATTCACCCCACTTGATGCGCCCGTGGTTCTAGTTCCCCAAAGAGTAATCAAAATATTGTCACCACTTTTAAACGCCCCTGCTGGAATCGTTAGGGTAGTGATTTGAGTTTCTGTAATTACACCACCTGAAACAATGGATGCAAGAGGACTACAATAACCGATAGGCGTAGGACTTGGTAAATCAGCAATCGCTAAATCAGCACCCGCAGTTATCAACCCTTTTGAATCGTATGTAATCTTTGTGCGTGTTGATCCCGTAATAGCCGAATTTGAATTGACCTTTCCGTTTAATGCTGTTTGTGTAGCGCTCGAAATTGGCTTATTCGCATCGCTTGTATTATCTACGTTTCCAAGTCCAACGAGTGATTTTGTTAATGCTGTATTTTCCCAAAGTTGGGCGGTGCTATCGTAAATCAACGCATCGTTATTGGCTAACGTGGAAGGGTTAATGTACACGTCGTGAAGTTCCGCTAACTCCCAACCGTTCATCACCTTTACATAAATCTTTCCGTTGTTTGCGTGAGCGTATTCAACGTAACCGATAACCACGATATGCCCCGTTAACCCATTAGGCTTAACCTTGGTAACTCTTCCCGCAGTTGTAGGACTTAGGTACAAAACATCTCCATCAGCCCACGTTTCACCTTGCAAACTTCCCGTGGTGTTGATGCCTTCAAGTTGTCCAACGGTCATAATAAAACCTTCTTGGTTGGGTGCAATGGTTTCAATAACCACACCGAGCGTATCGGCTGAATTTAGGTCGTTGTTTGCCCTTGCTAACTCAACCGCCAATCTTTGCCCTTGCGCCCCTGCCACCTTTACCACCTGATAAGATGCCTTGGTTAGCGTGGTGTTTGGGTTTACCTTATTCACTACCCGAGCGACTAAATCAACGCCATTCTTCAACGTAACTGAACCACCTTTCAAAAGTGTTTCTGAACTTCCAATCGTATCATTCCATTGAGTACCTCCAACCGCTAACGTTCCCGTAGGTGTTACGTTCAAATTAACCTGATCCGCAGTTACATTGTACGTTCCAAGGTTAAGGTCTTGCGTTGCTCCCGTGTAAGGAACTAAATCTAAAATATCGGTTTGCAAATTGGATACATCGGTTTGCAAGTCGGTGAAATCCGTACAAGTCAAAAGATCAGCGCAGTTGAAACCACCACCGCCACCCGTGGACTTGGCGGTTAAATCGCCATCTTCAACCCCACTTTCAAACCAATACTCGGTTGCACCGCTACCAGTGTCAACGATCACGGTTAAACCAATGTAACGCCTATCTTCGGGAATGTACGCCAAAGCCGAAGCAGTTGAACTGAAAACGCCCAATCGATCGTCAATTGGTGCAGGCTTGTTTACTTCTAAATTATCGCTTATTCTAATCATTGCAAAGTCATTGGTGCGGTGGCTTCCGTTTGCCACCTTGTTACATAAATAGTGTACCCATCTTGGGTATCGTACACCTCAAATAAATCGAGGAAGTTACCTTGGTCAAACGCAGTTCTAAACCAGTGCGAAAGGCTATAAGTTGAAGGAACGGCAAACCATAAAAACATATTGCTAACCGCCCCGCCATCGAATACCAATTGAAATGGTTGGTTAGGTGCAACCGCTTTTTCGTTTCCATCGTAAAGGTCAATATCAATGGTCGCTTCAACCGCTCCGTAGTAACAAATATCGGGATTTGCAGGCGTGGGTATTTCACAAATAGACAACGCCAAAGGAACGTTAAACGTTAGTACCGCACGGCATCCCGCCACCCGATCTCCAAACCTATCAACAAAGTAATCTACGTTCGCATCGGCTGTAATATCGAAATCATTGCCAAAGGTTCTTTGGTATTTAATCATGAAATCCCCTGCAAGTTGAGTCATATCGCTCATTACCTCATCGGGTTGCAACGTTTGAAAATCCAAAGCATCCGAACCCGTAGGGCGGTCAGCTACCTTTTGGCTTTCTTCAATCTTATCCATGAACACCAACCCCACCGAAAACTGAACGGAGTTAGTGGCGAATCGTGAACCTTCCAATGTAGCGAAAACCAACGGGTAATAAATGCGGTCAACCGCAGGACTTACAAAATTGGTAATGTTTGCGCTATCGGGGTCAAGTATATTGCCCGTCCCAAACGAGTTAACGAGTGGGTGCGTTTCGGCGAACTCCCGAAGGCTTCTTTTTATCGTGTTCCAACTTTGCATTTTTCTCTAAATAAACCCGTAACTTTTCTTGATTCTTTTTATGTGCGCTCATATTAATAGCAATCGCAATCCCTGTTAAAATTTGCTTGGTAACGTTTGGCGTAATCACCGCAACAACGGTTGTTATCCAATACCAATCCTGCCGTATAGTTACGTCGATTTGGGTAAATGGTATCAATATCGCTCGTTGGTGTTTGATATGCAGGATAATCGTTTAAATTAGCCAAAATAAAACGGGTGATTCTTTCAGCGTACCACTCCGATTTTCCTCGGTAGTAATCAATCAACCTTTGCAACTCACCAACGCTCGCTTGGGTGCTGTTTTGGTCAGTCCCACGCTCCACGTTTTTGTTACGCAGTTGGAAACCGAACGCCATCGGGAACTCCATTTGTACGTACATCTGCAAGCATGGCTGAATGTAATCGCTCAACAAGTCCTCGTTTTCTTGGGTTAGCGTGTTAGCAATAATTTGCGTTTGTAACTCTTTGTAAAGGTCGCTCCCAATAATCGGTTGGATGTGCATCTCTTGACACATAATTACGGTCGGACGTAATTTTACCATGCTCACGTTTTCGTTAATCAACGAAGCATCTTTGAGTTGTTTCTCGGTTATGAATAATGCTTTTTGGCTCATGCTTTCGGTTTTACAAGTACTTGCATCCAAGTGTGACGGCAGGAAGGGTAGTGTTGTTCTGTTCCGGGTTTGGTGTACCAACCGCCTTTTCGCTCCCAAACGGAGTAACCCATGATTTGAGAAATTTGGTTGATGTCCTCACGGGTGTAATATCTAGCAAGGTCAATCATTTTAACGCAAAATTCACGGCTTCCACGAATCAATTTTTGTGGACCATACTCGGGTAACACGTCGTATTTGTACATCACTTGAACCAATGGAACTCCGTCGGGATTACGTGGCTTAATAAAGTCCTTTGCAGATTCACCTAACTCTTTTAACGCTCCACGAATATTGATAGCCTTCGCTTCGATAAGTGCGCTTATACGGCTTGAAATTAGGTCTATTGACTGCCCCGTTTTTTGAGCAATCGCATCGGAGGTTATCGCAGGATCTTTCTCGATTAACTTCAAAATTTCCGCATCCAATTCAGCGTACTCACTGGCGAACTCTTGTTCCATTAACTCAAACCCGTAACGCATCGGACGTGCTTTCAATTCAACGAATGAACCGCTATCAACTCCGAACTTTTGGAATAGCTCTAACTCTTGTTTCTCTTTGCGAAATTCAACGTGGTTAAAATTTTGCGCTTCCTTTGCAGGATCAACTTCTTCAATCGGTGGCAATCCTGCTTTTTCTCGCAGTTCGTTTTTAGTCATGATTTGCACCAAAGAATTTTCGCTCAAACGCTCGGTGATTGGATCAGTAGGTTCAATTTCCAAAACCGCCAAACCATTGAAGGAAAACAAGTAATTAAATACTCGCTCCAACTTTTGAACTCGGTCGGTAACGTAAACGGCTTTGAATAGTTCGTACGCTTCAATCAATTCTGAACGTCCACCAAGTTGACCGCTAGTGCGAACACCGAAAAGCATCGGTGAAGTAACACGGTGCGCAACAAAAATTTCGGTTTGGATTGTTTCATTTAGAATGTTAAACTGCTTATCCAAGTCGTTAGCGTTCAACGGCTCGATTTTCAAGCCAGTGTCCTGCGTATCGTTGAAGTTCACAACGATTCTTTCGCCGTCATCGCCCTTCATTTGGCGCAATAACTGCTTCTTGATTTCCCTTTGTTCCTCATCCGAAGGTACTCCGTTGTTGAAGTTGAAAAGGAAACCACCCAAGAACCCGTTGCGTAGGTTGTTAACGTGGTAGTTTGCTATTCTCGCATCGGTTTCGATATACGCCAATGCTCCTAAATACTCGGGAACGGGGTAATATCGAACGCTCGGAGCGTAACTGCAATAATAATAAAGTTGTTTGCCTAAACGCTTTTCGGGGTTAAATGGCTCATAAGTGCAAAGTCCTTCGGGTTCTCCAAATTCCTTCCATTCATCCGCATACCAAAACTTATCGCCTTCGGGTGAGCGTCGAATGTTACCGAAGTTCTTATGTGCAATTTGTGAAATACGCCCCTGCAAGTTCCAAACGATTTCCAACGCAAAGCCATTGAAGATTTCGAAGTCCAACGTTGTTTTGTAAAGGATATCGTCCAAGTCATCGTAAGGGTTGGGGTTATCCATTAACTTGTTCAATTCAGCTAACTGCTCACCTTGTACCTTGGTCGCATCATAGGTAAAACCTTTGCCCGTAATGTAGTTCACTTTTCCGTTAACAATAGCATTGTGCTTTGCGGAGCGTTGGTACATTTCCAAAAGGTAATCGGGGTAGCGGTTATTCTCCCCGTACATCACGTAATCTTTTCCGTTCACCACCTTGTACTCGGGTAGCTTGCTTTCAAATTCCTGCTTCGTAACAATACCCGACTTCGGTAGTCCGTACTTCTTTTTTTCTCTTCTTGCCGTCATAAATTCGGTTCAATATATGTAACATCGTTTGCGCTGAAAACAACATCAGCAACCTCGGACGCTAAAACTTCGTACAATCCAACTTCCAACACTCTCAAAATTTCCTCGCTCGTTTTGCTTTCCGCTCCTGCATTGCCTTCGTAAAGTGTATATAGGCATTGACCGCTGGGTATATCACCAATAGCAACGCTCCAACTATCAATACGGTTAGTAAATGCAGAAAGATTGGAAGCCTTTTCAAAAGCATAAAAGAAATCTGTATTTGTCGCAACATGGTGAATATTCAAGTAACACCATAAACCGCTAACCATGTTCTCGGTAGCGGTAAAAAACAATCTGTTAGTGGCGTTCGCAGTTAGTAATTGCATACTTATATAATGGGCAAATTCAAAAATGTAACGAATAAAAAAAGGGGGCGATCGCTCGCACCCCTCAAATTATGGAAAGTAAGTAGGTTAATCCAAAGGTACTGTACCTGAAAACTCAACAACGGGGGATTTCTCCATTGATGTGAACGTCAAAGTCATTCCGTTCAAATCACCCATTGCCGTTCCCGTAGCGGAAGTGCCAGTAGTCAAATAAACGCCGTTTTCCAATCCCATGATCCACTTCGCTCCGTTGCGATCTTCGGCAATTACTGCCAATTTCGCCTGAGCTAACAACTTCAACTCATTGCGCATTGAAGCGGTTAATTTTGGAAGAACAATTGAAAGTTCTGTTTGGTAAAACGTAGTGCCGTTTTCAATTGAAGATGTTACGGTTTCGGTGAATTGTGCCGTGTTCATTGGCAATTCATACACGAAAAATCCACCCGTAGCGGTTGCAATTACACCCGAACTTTCTGCTCCGTAATCTACGTCCTCGAAATTGTCGATGTAAACTTTTTTTAATCCACCCACGCTGTCTTTACAAGCGAGGGTATATCCAGCGGTTAATGCGCAAGCCATATCTTTATTTTTTTATTTGTTCAAAAAAAAGGGTGGGCGTTGATACCCACCCCTTGGTTAATAGTTCAATCGTTTGATTAAGATGCAGCCATCATGAAACGAGCGCACTGGTCAGGGAAGGCAATTTGAACGCCTGCCTTGAACTCACACACGAAACGAACTTCGTCATTTTCTTTTGCGTAGAAAATTTCAAAACGCTCTTCTTCGTTCAACAAGTCAGTACCAAAGATGAAGTGAGCCAAACGACCTGCGTACAAGTCATAAGTTCCATTCAATCCGTTAACACCAATCAATTTGATGTTTGAACCGGGCAAAGTCAATTCGTAGTTTTCAACTCCATTTAGGTAAGAAATGTTGAAGTAGTTTTCAGCAACCAAACCTTGTTTAACGGCAGTGAATACGTCGATACCGCAGAAAATTACAACGTCGTCGTAACCTTTAATATCGGCAGGAAGGTAAGTTTCAAACGTGTTCAACAATTTGATAGCGTTTGTAGGGGTAGATTGAAGAGTAGCAAAAGACAAATCAGTTGCCCATCCGTAAGCAGATGCGTTCAAGTCGGTAACGGAAGCGGTGTTAAAGATTGAAGCAAAGCCAGTGATGGAAGCAGGTGATCCTGCGCCAGTTCCTTGCCAAACCGCAGTTTCCAAAGCCTTTTGGATTGAGCGAACTTTTTGCTCAGCGTAAGCCTGCTCGAATGGAATAGTGTTAGGCATTGAACCCGCTTGCAATTGAGTTTGCATCCAATACTGTTCCAACGTTTTTGGGCAAATGGCTTCGTGTACTTTGGTGTGAACCGCAGTAATAGTTCTTTGTGTGAAATCGGTAGTGTTTCCTGAGCCATTGAATCCACAAGTATTGCCATAGGTAAAGGCAGTTGTGGTATCCATCAAGTTCAATGCAGAAACATACTTAACACCAACTTGCTTTGTGATCAAAGAAACGGTGCGAGCGTCGAATAACGACTTGGTGATTAGGGGTAGGGTTTGCTGTTGGGTATATACACTTAACCCGTCTAAATTGTAACTCATTTTTTATTTTTTTAATGCGTTAATAAGATTTTCAAATTTTTTCTCTTGCGAGTTTTTGGGGTTGATGTAGGTAAATGAAGCAGGCTTGCTCACCTCGGCAGTGGGTGCGCTTGCAATAACTTCAACTACGGCAGTCATGGCTTCGGTAGCTTTACCCATTCCTTCCATGCGTGTCATCAAATCGGCTAACATACCTTCCCATTTGGTGATGCGCTCGCTCATTGATTCCATTTCCTTTGCGTGGTCTGGCATCGGCTCTGCTTCCGCCATTTCCTCTTCTTTGTTTCCTGCTTCGATTTCGATTTCCACTTCGGGTTTCTCTTCTTCGATAGGCATGATTTCAACAATCTTACCGCCCTCGGTTTTAATCTTAGCAACCCCAACGAGTACGTGCTCGCCATCAGGTGCAGGAACTTCGTTACCGTCTCCGTCAATCACCATAACATCAGCACCAACTGCGATTTCGCCATTGATGCTAACTTGACCGCCACCTTCCAAGTCGTACATTGCGAACGCTTGGGGTGTGGTTGGTGTTTCGGAAGACATCAAGTAACTTTTAATCTTTAAAAGTTCAGCTTTAATATCCATGTTAAAAAGTTTATACTTATGAAATGGGAACGCCTAAAAAAGTGACAGAAAATTTTATAGCAACGCCAAAATTTCGTCAATCAATGTTAGTTCCAAATCGTGTTTGCTCGCTTGGTACGGAGCGTGAATGAAATCGCCTTCAACCGAGAACCCTCGGAAATTACCTGCTTCAACTTCTTTCCATGCGTCCTCATTATCCACTTTGTACGAACCAAACCACGTTCCTTCTACGCAGTCCTCAAAGCCTTTCGGTGCGTTTATTCCACGGCTTGAATCGGTAATGAAGGACTCAAACATAAACACGCCCTCAATCGGGGTTTTATGTTCCACATTTACGTTGGTGTTGTACTGGTTCGCCATGAATTTGAGCGCAATCTTTTCTACCGTTGCTTTGTCGTAGGTTACATAGTACTCACCCATCTTTTCATCCCGTCGGTAGATCAGTTGGTTTGGAATCATTAAAGCACCCGTAATGATTCGGCGTGCTGAATCCGCTGAAAATTGCTGTCGGTTGTTGAAGGCGTGAAAATTGCGTTCAATCGCAGGGGTGTTTACGAGTGCTACGTAATCCACTCCCGTTTCGTCTGTTTCGTTTATCACTAACTGATAAACGGGTAAATCGTTGTAAGTATTCATATTATTTTCCAAGTGTTGCAGTTTGTTGAAGTCTTTTTGATCGTTGTTGCTTTGCTGAAATATCCGTTTCAAGTACGTAGGTGCGCACGCTTCTTTGTTGCATCAAATTACCTTGGGCGTCCAATTGCAGTTGGGTGGAATCTAATCCGCTTGTTTGGGTTGCTTGGGTTGAAGGAGTAGGAATTGTTCCCAATCCTCCACCTCCACCACCACTATTTTGACTACCACCACTAAATTGGGTTTTTGAAATTTTAGCAACCTGAGCCAATCCCATTGTTAAAGCAATTCCCGCCTCAACAAATTGCGCACCCGTTGCTAATTTCGCTGGGTTACCGCCTGCGGTTAACGCTCCATTGACCGCTAAAAATGTACTAATTAAAGCCTGTGCAATACTGAATTTTTTATTTCTTTCAAACGCTTTCCTTTGGCTTGCCTCATCCTTTTTAGCAAAGGCGTTGTTTAATTCAGTTAATGCGCTCAACCCGTCAATGGTCAATTTCGCCCATTTATTGATATTTGCCTGTTTAACTTGAAAGGCTTTGGTATCCAATTGAGCAATGGCTTCTTGATATTCCTTTTCTGAAATAATGCCATTTAAATAAGATTCTTTAAGTAATTCCTTTTTCTTTTCAAGGCTTAATCGGGTACTTTCCAAAGAAGCGTCTAAATATCGTTTATCGGCATCCAAAGACAATCCACGCTCTTTATCCTCTAATTCTCTTTGTTCTTTGGCATCCTTATCTTGAATTGCTTTTTTCTTTAACGCTAT